ATATCTAAAAAAACTCCCTCAATTTAATTATTAGGTGAAATTTATAATTTATTGGTTAAAGTACGAGAAGAAGAACTTTTGCGTAGAGCCGAAGAACAAAAAAATTATACAAAAGAACTTAAAAGAGAAGAAAAAAGAAACAATGCTCTAATTAAAGCCTTAACAATCAAAAGAAAAGATACATCAGTTCAAAAAAGAGAAAGAACGGAACAAAAACAATCTCAAACAAAACAAAATCAAGAGGAAAAACAAACAAGAAGCGAGCAACGCCAGGAAAAAAGAGAAGAAAAAAGGCAAAATAAGACAACAGAAGCTGAGAAAAAACAAACTAATGAACGAGTAAAAAAGGAAGAAGTAAAGCAGACCGCAGATAAACAAAAAGCAGAAACAAAACAAAAAAAGGTTGAAGAAGCCCCTAAAGCCGCACCAACAAAACCTGAGGTAAAACCTCCTACAGCAGAAAAAGTTATTACCGGTGCAGTTGCAGTAACGGGTATATTGGCTGGCCGTGAAGCTCTTGCATCCAATATATCAAAATATGAAAGCGGCAAAGCAGGATACAATGCCTATAACAAAGGTACAGTTGGAAATAAAATGATACCTTCTGACAAACCTATTGATTTTAGTAAAATGACAATCTCCGAATATTTAAGGCGAGGCGCTTTAGAATCTGGTGATCCAGACAGATTGTTTGCAGTGGGTCGATATCAAATTATACCAAAAACAATGCAAAATTTAATTCAAAAATTACAAATTGATCCCGATAAAACATATTTGGATCCTCCTACACAAGATTTATTGTTCACAAAAGGACTGACCAAAGCATTAAGAAAACAAGTGGACGATTATATTACAGGTAAAAGCGACGATAAAGACGCCGCTATTTTAGAATTGGCTAAAGAATTTGCTTCGATAGGTGTGCCATACGATATGCAGGTTGGCAAAAAACAATTGAAAAAAGGAGATTCGTATTATTCCGGTATAGGCGGTAATAAGGCACATAATTCTCCTGAAGAAGTTGGTGCAGCATTGGATGCTGATCGAGCAAAAAATCTAAAGCAAGAAAACAAAACAAATTTAGCTCCTGTGAGTGATACTGGTACACAGATAGATCGATCATCCATAGAAAATAAAGATTTGAAAGGGTCTTTACAAAGTAAAAAACCAGTAATTATAGATAGTGGTATAAACGTTTCTTCTTCTTCACCGTCAGCACCGCAAAATTTTGCTACAATAGAAGAAGTTGATGACAGTTCTCCTTTAGTTAAGAAAAAGAAATTTAGATGAAAACAATTTCACAACAAACCATAGATAATGTTATAGACATTAGCCAAAAATTTACCAAAGGGACAAAAACCGTTTCTGCTAATGATCCGACCTATGCCAAATCAAAAAATAAACAAGTTGATAATGTAAATCAAAAAGCCTCAAAGATAGTACCGTTGCAAGAGGATGGTACTATGAATGATCTTTTAGTCAAAATCTGTTCGTTACTAAAAAGAAATTATGAAACTGATGTGAAGAACAGAGAAAAAATGGCAAACTTTGCTGAAGAAAGAGAATTAGAATCTCAAAAAAGGCACGACAAATTATTAGATGCCATAAAACAATTAACTAAAAATATGGGAACGGCAGAAAGAGTGGCGCCAGATGAAGAAGATGTTGGTGGTGGAGGATTCAGTTGGTTGGATTTATTAGGTTTGTTTGGCACAGGCAAAACCGGATTTGATGTTTTAAAAACCATATTGACTGGCGCTCGAGCTCTAATTGTAAGTCCCATAGGGGCTGCTGTTATTGGTGGTTTAGCAGTAGGTGGATTAATTAAATATTTACAAAATTTACAAGAAGAAGATAAAGCAAAAAATCCAGAAAAATATAAAAATGTGCCAAATGAAGTGGCAAAAGAAACTGGTGAAACTAGAGGACAAGTTGGCCAAAGACAAGCGGCCGAAGCAAGAAAAGAAATAAGCCCTCAATATGCTAGAGATTTAATTAATTCAAAACTTACTGATGCAGAGATAATCGGTGAAACAGGTTATACAAGAAAAGAATTGGAAGATTATGTAAAAACTAATCCCAAAACAAATCTTAAACCCAAGAAAGCGGTAGAAATGCCTACGCCTGTTGAAGCACCAGAACAGACTGCTACACCAGTAACACCTGAAGCGCCAGCGAGTGTGCCTTCAACTGAAAAAGCTACGCCAGAAACTCCGGTAGTACCTATGTCCAAAGTCAATCAAGTAATAGGCGAAAACAATCAAATGAAATTGGATCAGATGGAAGCGGATTCTGAACCAGTAGTTATAACAACAGGAGGCACTTCTGTCGATTCAAGTTCTCCTGAAAAACCTAGTATATTAGGTGATAAAATTCCTTCCGTTAGGAATATGGAAGAAACCTTTCAAAGAATGGTATTATACAGTATACGAGTTGTATAATAAAAAACCCCGCCGTAGCGGGGTTTCTTTTGAATTGAAGAATTACTTCTTCTTTTCTTCTTTCTTAACTTCTGCCTTTGGAGCATCCTTTTTAGGAGCATCTTTCTTGGCAGGTTCTGCTGCAAAAGCCGTTACAGCAAATGCCGCTGCTAATAGAGAAACTAGGTACTTCATTTTATTTCCTTTCAAATCAAATTAAAAAATTCACAAACTGCTCATGATTAATCTTCTTCGGCCAACTTAGCAAAGTAAGCCATATCTTCATCATCTTCACCAATGCTAGGTTCAGCATTGAAAGCACGTTCTGCTCTCTTTGGTGTTTCCTTGATTTGCTCAACAGTAGTTTTGGCAGCAGGTGTTTCACCATTCAAACCAAGAACTTTATCAAGGCGTTTCTTCAATTCATCATATGATTTAAATTCTTTGTCATTAATCAACTCTTGTAACGAGTATTGTGACTTCCAAATTTTTTCAAGTTCGGCATCATCTTTTGATAGAGCAGAAGCAGATTCAAACTCAGACTTATCATAATTTTGATAACCTTCAACTTTACGAATCTTTAATTTGAAATTAGCACCCTTCCATAAATCAAACGGATTAACTGGTGTTTCATCTTCAAACTGAGGATTCATCGCTTCGGTAATCTTATCAAAAATTTTCTTACCATAACGGAATAAGAATACTTTGCCTTCATTTTCAGGATGTTTTGGGTCTGATACAATATAAACGTTGGAAACGTAATTTAGTTTACGTTTTTGTTTGCGAACAACATCTTTATTTGCTTCGATACCAGAATTCCATAATGTAGAATTGTGTTCACAAACAGGACATTTTTGATCCTTTGTGGTTAAACAATTATCAATCAACCAGCCACCAGGACCTTGGAATCCATGTGAGAAGATTTTAACCCAAGGCAAAGCATCTTCACCATCTTGTTCAGATGATGGAAGAAAACGGATAGTGGCCATGCCATTACCTGCTTTATCAACTTCTGGACGCCAGAAATTGTCTACCTTGTCGTTGGAACCTTCAGAACTTTGATTGAGTGCCTCGATTGCTTTTGATAGTTTATCGAGGTTGCCAGATTGGCGTTTGAGATTAGCAAAACTCATAATACTTCTCCTTATTAACGGTGTATAAACGGAATATAAAACAACTTGTCCACGAACTACTCATTATATAATTATATTTATCCAATGTCAAGTGTACATTTTCAAAATACCGATGGTAGTTATGGCATCCGAGTGAAGTATACCAATACCACCTTCTTTACGCCATTGGTCAATGTTTTGTGCAGTATCATCAATCAATAACGAATTTTCATTTGCAAAATCTTTTTTGAATCTTTTACCTGGTACTAGATTTACGGGAAATGGAATGCCATGTTTTTCTAACCACTCCATCTTCTGTTTTCTAATCTCTGGATCTCTTTTCTCAGATGATGTAGAAGATAATATCTCGGTAGGTATGTGTAACGACCTAAGATAGTTAATTAACATCAAACCATCTTGTGTCATATCTAACTTTGCAAATTGCCTGTCAGAAATAAATTGTGTAAAAAACTTATCAAATAGTTTATTAGATTCGGCCTCTTTAGGTGCCATCTTAAATAATTCTTTGTATCGTTTATCAAAATCAGCAATCACACCATCCATATCAAGGTATATCTTTGTGATTTTTACTCTATGCATGTTCTTTAATTCTTTCTTTCAAAATTTGTTTGAATTTATTTTTATCATATGAAACGAAAGGTTTATATTTTTCACATTTCATTTTAAAATTAGGCCAAACAATATCATCATATATTTCTTTCTGCCACATTGGAAAGAAATTCATCAAGTCATCCAATATAATTAATGTTTCTATTGCAATATCACCTTGTTGAGCATATTGCATTAGTAATGGAAATTCATTTTTTCTTATCATCAATAATTCATTTGGACTATTAACTCGATCCAACAGTTTAATTATATCATTTTCAAAGGTATATGTCAAGCTTTGTTGCCGTTTTTGCCATTTTCGGTAATTTTCTTCTCCATCTGGTCCTGTGATATCACCAACCCAATGTGGATTATCTACCAAAAAGTTGGCAAGATAGAAATCTCGCAACTCTGTCAATCCATATTTACGACTTAATTTGTAAAAAGAATATTTGTCTTTTCGGTTAGCAAATGTATCCTTTGAAACATTCGTTTTTCCGTTGTATTTGAAATAATCATACGATTCGGATGTAAAATGCAACTTCAAAGCATTCCACATGGCGAATGCTGCAAAACCCGAATTTTCAATCATATAGGTAGTTTGGAACTTTTCTTTAATAAATTTAAATCTTGTGCTTCTTCTCTTATCTTTGCCTTTAAAGCGGATGAAATAAGAGTGGCAGCCACTTCAATTTCTAAACCAGTTTCTTTACAATGGTGGCAGATGGCATCCATTAATCCTATTTTCATATCTGCCGCCATTTTTTCAATCATCACACTAAAGTTTTTTATTTCATCACGACTTGGCATATTAAATTCTACTATAAAAAATATGGTTTCCTATTTTAGTTATAACTTTATGCCGATTCCAACCAGGGTTTACATATGTGGCGTGGTAATACAAAGCATTAGTTTCTGCTATCTTATCATGTAAGACTGGAACTGTCAATGCTCTTTTTGCAATTAACAAGGATTCTTCCCATCTATACCGGTCATGTATGTGTACCATTTCTTTAACCATACAAGTCCATGAAAACTGGCATACCGTCCTTAGATTTTGGTCGGTTGTTTTTTGATATACAACAGAACATATATCACTTGGAAAGATGCCGCTATTTACACGATTCAATGTTACTTGTGCTACAGCCAATTTACCTTCATATGGTTCGCTTGCAGCTTCATAGTAGATATTTTTTGCCAAGCATTCTACTTGCTTGTTATAGTTGGCAGTCACTTGTTTTTGTGTGGCTGCTGTTACAAATTCTTTTGATAGTGTAGGCATTGTAAATAAAACAGTAGCTGCTGTTAATACTGCCGTGACTAAATTAATTTTTGGAAGTTTGAACTTCATCTTTTCTCCTTGTTAAAGGCAGCCAAAGCCGCCATCTTCAATTATGATGTTGATTTCTTTGTTTTTACTTCAGGTTGTGGAGGGGTTTGAGAAACAAATTGATTGAGAGCTTCCGCTTTCTTTACAATTTCTTCTTCGGTGGGGAATGGTGGAAAACCTGGATGTTCTGGTGAAGGTGTTCCATTAATTTTGGATTCTTCTACCTTGGTTGACCACTGGTTTGATATGATTTCTCTCTTACCATAATATTCATCTGAGAGCATATCTTTGGCCATTTTTAAGAGTTCTAGCCGTATCTCGTATGGTGTCATACTCATTTAATTCTCCTGTGTGTGTTTGTGTGTTACTAGACAAAATGTGTGTAGTCTAGTATATCTATTTATAAAACAACCAGGTGATTCTGTTGCTAAGTTCACCTGGTGAAACTCCGCTTACCGTTTAGGCAGCAAGTGCGAACTTTTCATCGTTTGCGTTTAATTTAATTGCTTCTTCGGCCGAGTGTCCTCAACCCTAACGTCTTTCGCCTTGACGATTCTCCATTGTTATACTGATTGCCATGTCGAATCTGTAACACCCCCATCAGAAGTATGCTGCCTCTTACGAGTTTGCTACCAAGAACCTGGTTCGTCAGCCATACTTTTGGTGGAGGTGGCCGGATTTGCACCGGCGTCCACAACAACTTTCAAACAACTTCTACGAATGCTTACTTACTAAAACAAGTGCTACAAAAATTATAAATGCAATTGCACAAGCACCTGTATAAAATGCAAAACTTCTCATTTTAACTTCTTTTACACATTGTTTACTAGGCATTATACAATCCTTTCTATTAACCACATAACAAAAAGAAATGTTAACCCACCAGCCAAAACCATCAGAGCACCGATCTGGCGCTTATTTTGTTCTGGTGTGCAGAGTTTGTTCCAATATTTGTTATTCATAATTGTCCTATTATAAGTGTTTATACTTATATAGGCAACCAGTTTGTTCAATGTTTACCACTTTTCTCATAATATGAAATGGCATTTACAAGGCCTTGTATATGGTCCTCCGTTCTCTGTTTGAATACAATTGGACTGTTATCCTGAACTGCCATGACGATTACCAAGTCATGTATAGGTTCGCCTATTAACTCCTCATACATCAAGGCATAGGCGGTTGTTTGCCAAAAATAGTCTTGTATATCTTCATGGCTTTTTACTTTGGCCGATGTTTTGAAATCAATTACCGAAAGTGTGTTATCAAATTCAGCAATACAATCTACACGGCCAGCCATGTTTAATTTGGTTGACCACAATGTTTGCTCTTGATAATGAATATTGTTAATTCGTTTTAGATGAGGTTTTATTGAAAGAAACATTTCATAGGCATCAGGCATACCCATTTTAACTTCTTCATTATTTAAATAATCTTCACATAATTTATGTACCGCTGTGCCACGACCTGAAGCTTTGCGAGATATTTTGTTGGCAGTTTCTTCACCAACTCTGTTACGCCATGCTTGAATGGCTTCCCGCTTGGTGGCACCGATTACGGTGGTGACCGATGGCAACTTTGTACCATCAGGCAGTTTATAGAATCGTTTACCATCAGGAAATGTTTCTGATTGTAGGTCTTGTAATTGTCTTGGTGGGCAGTAATTAAACATTTTCTTTTATCTTTAAAAAACTATTAGTCCAACTTTTTAATATCATGGCATTTGGTGCTTCTCTATCAATCTTTTGTTTGATGTCTGTTGATAATGAAATTCTTAAATCGTTGGATTTATTTTCCTGTACCTCATGCACAATATAAGCAGGAAAGAATAATAACTGTCCTTCTTTGGGTGTGATGTGTATATGTTCTAACTCTGATTTATGGTTGTTAGTGAAGGATCCACGGTTGTCAATGATGTCTTTTGTGCTCAATAACACCAAATCACCTGCATTTTCTTTAGCACGAATGTAATATGTTGCGGTGAGTGATGCATCATTGTGTGCGTGTGCTTCAATACTTTCGCCTGGTTCTTTAATATTGGCCCATGCCATCACATAATCAGGTTCAATGTTTAATTGCTGTGCTTCTGAGATAAGAGAAAACACATGCTTTTTAACTGAATGATGAATAACATTTTTTAATCCATTCAAACACGGCCTATCATAATCCCACAAACTGTCTTTTGGATCAGCATCACGGCCTGTTGCAATGTCTTTGGCGATACAGTATAATTCTTCTTCTAATTCTTCATTGAATTGATTAGGCAAACCTGTATCGACAACCCAATATGGCGAAATCCACCAATTACTTTTTACAATATCCATTATTCTTTTTTGGTCACAAACTTTGATTTAATTTTATCAAAGTATGCAATTTCTTCTGGTGTTAGAGTAACAGCATCTATATTTTTACGATAAGAAATTGCATCTTCTTCCAATAATTTAATGTCACCCATATATTTAAAATTATTTGTTTCATGTTTTGTGTCATAAGCATCCATAATAATATGGTAACGATCCTCATTTGAATCATTACGAATCTGGTGCCACAGATTAACCCACATAATATACACGGAACCATCAGCAGGCATATGTAATGATTTGCCTTGGCAGATGTGAACACATTTTTTATTGGTGATTAACGGGATATGAATACGAGCCATATAAGCATCTGTAGCTGCATCTTTATGCACCAATGATTTAGAATGTGCCTGTAAACATGATACTCTAGCACGGCGTGGATAGAATCCTAGTTCTTCTAATTGGTCCAATACTTCTTTAATATAACCTGTGCAACCTTGTGTTGGATTTTTATGCTCAAAGGCATGCGCAACATTGAGATATTTCATGGCGTGCCAATTGTATTGGCCATTTGGAAAGAATATATCGTTTGTTTCTTTATCATCCGAATGATATACTTCCCAGCCATCTCGCCAGTCGCCTGTGCGAGATAAAAGTGTCCAACCCCCAAAACCATGATATTCCACAGTTTCAAATTCTTCGCCTTGCACTTGTTGTTTACCAAGTGTGA